TTCCAAGGTCCTGGAGGTTGGTACATTGAGAACTCTCTGACCACTCTGGGTAAGAAAGATCCTGTCTCTGAATACAATCGCCTGCTGTGGAACAGTGGCACTGATTCTGACAAGGATCTTGCACGTAAGCAGAAGCGTAAACTCAGTTACACTGCTAACATCTACGTTGTCAAGGACCCTGCTAATCCTCACAACGAAGGCAAAGTCTTCCTGTATAAGTTTGGTAAGAAGATCTTTGACAAACTCTCTGCTGCCATGCAACCTGAGTTTGAAGATGAAGAAGCAATCGATCCCTTTGATTTCTGGGGTGGTGCTCACTTCAAACTGAAAGCAAAGAACGTTGCAGGTTATCGTAACTACGATTCTTCTGAGTTCGCTGCATCTTCTCCTCTTCTGGACGATGATGATGCACTGGAAGCACTGTGGAAGAAGCAGTATTCTCTGCAAGAGTTCACCAATCCAGATCAGTTCAAGTCTTATGATGAACTTGAGACTCGTCTCAACTCTGTGCTGAACAACTCACGTCCGAAGCGTGTGGATCCAGAGACCTTTGATGAGGAACAGGAGATCACCACGAAACCAGAATCTGAGTTGAAAGCAACAGTTGCTGCCGCTGCTAGTGCTCCTGCTTCTGAAGACGACAGTGATGATGCTCTGTCTTACTTCCAACGTCTTGCTGATGCATGATGCAGACATTCAGATTTTCTGAATTGATTGGAGTCTGGGAAGGGGATAAACTCCCCCTCCTGGACTCTTCTCTTAGTGAGATCTATAAGACTCGGGATGAGAAACCTGAATCTGATGGGTTTTCTAACGTAGATGGGTGGCAGAAACTGATGAATGGTCGAGACCAACTTCAGAACCTGAAGGTCTTGATCTATCAGAGAGCGTTAGAATATTGCAATATGCATGAGAAAGTCAATGCATTAGAGTTTACCTCATTCTTTGCAAATGTCAATGGTCCTGGTGCATCAAACTGTATGCATCATCATAATTTTGGAGAGATTAGTGGAGTATTCTGGTTGAAAGCACCTAGGAAGTCGGGTGATTTGATTATCATGAACCCATATCCTCAGCAGCATTGGAATACATCAGTCAGACCTAAGACTGATCGGAATGCTCTTGTTCTGACTCCCAAGGCAAACCATGGGGTGTTTTTCAACAGTAACCTGGTTCATTATGTGGACGTGAATAGATCGGATAGGGACAGGGTATCTGTAGCATGTCATCTTCGTATCCTGGACTAAAAACGACTTTTTATTTACCGAAAAGGGCAAAAAAAACTCCGGGTATTTTTTGCCCCTATAGATTTTTATGGCATACAAAAACATTGTTATCATCGAGAAGAATATTGATGTAAAACCGTTTTTGGATGAAATAGATCCAAAACACTGGGATTGGGTGGCAACGCAAACTCAAAGAAAGATTGGTGGCGACAAAAACCCATATGGGTTCTTACCCCTTGTTTGGGCACAAGTCAAGAGAGGTGAAGATCCTCATGATGCCATGGGACAAGCAAAAACCCCATTATACGACTTATATCCAAAAGTGCATGAATTTTGGAAAAAGTACAATATTACCGAAACGGGCAGAGCAGCATTTTTCCGATTATTGCCCGGAGGCAGTGTAGGAGAGCATATTGACCGAGGAGAGTATTATAAGAAAAAGGACAGATACCATTTGTCCCTACAGGGGACTTATTTGTATAAAGTCGGTGATGAGCAAATGTTAGTCCCACCGGGCACTTTTTTCTGGTTCCATAATAAATTACCCCACGCTGCAAAGAACGTAGGGCCTGTTGATAGGTATTCTCTAGTTTGGGACGTTCCGCATAGTCCCAACAATCCTCAACATTTATCGAGGACTAGCAATACGTAAATTATCGCCTTTCTTGAGTTTACGGTTGACAAATTGACTAGAATCAGTATATGTCAAAATTTCACGCATATCTTCTTTGATGACGCCAATATATTGTGGGAGAAGAGCAAAAATTTGACGTTTTTCATCATTTTTCTTCTCTTCATATTCTAAGTTCGACACAGACACACATCCAGTTTCTGTGTAGTTTATACCTTTCTCCGAGTATGAAAAAGTATGGTTTGCATCACACTCTAGACCAGCAGTCTGAATTACGACATTTTCAGAGTTTCTACGTTCAATAGTTTCGTAGTGATGAATATTGTTTAGATTTTCTGGACCACCATACTTATTGTCGAGGTAGCGTTTGAAATCATACCCATTCATGGGCCATTCATCCCTGACGTTGATAATGTTGTTGGACAGGAGAACAATCCAATCAAGATCTGGAGAACCGTATAAGGTGTTTGCTACGTTGTCGGGACGATCATCTCCCTCAATAACAAATTTTTTGAATGCGGTGAGACTTCCAAAAATATCATCACGAATTTTACCTCGTTTGAAGATGTTTGTTGTCTCAACGTAGTCAAAACTAGATGTCCTGTTGTCTGAAAATGAAGGTAGTAAAACCTTGGGGAAATTTGTAAAGTAAGGCATTAGAATCCGATGTCCTCCTCAGTGATGTCATTCTCACCCATAAGTGGACCTTTGATACCAGAAGATGTACTCCTTCTGGCATCTTGAGCACCAAACAGTTGCTTGTTGTCTGGTCCATCTCCAGTGTAATCTTCACGGAATATAGGAGTCAACTCAGTAAACGACAAAATCATTTGAGATCTTACTGGTTGTGATCCTGCCTTAGAATCATGATATGATTGATAAACACCTTGATCAGTAAAGTTGATTGCACACTGCGTCAGTGCACATATTTTATGTATGGGAAGACCTCTAATTCTCCTGTCTCCATTGAAGTAAGAAACCCTGAAAACATCTGGAGATCCTAAGAAGAGAGCATCCTCAGGACCACTACCACCTGATCCTCCAACAGGAGTGGTTGCTTGGGGCAACATACCTTCTCTAAAGAATCGTTGAATTTTGCGAGCAGCACTCGCATCACTTTCCGAGTTGGGGGCAAAATCAAACCGGAAAGCAAAATTTCTCAACTTAGGACCAGCAAACAGTAGTTCTAAATTGGGATTCAATGTTTGTCCAGTTTCTCTAGTGATAAATTGTGCTGGATCAACATTGATATTTACTGTAGAAAGAGCAAATTTAGCGATAGCAGCAGATAATGCAGTTTGGGCGTTTACATTCTTAGTTGATACTTGTGTTAGAGACTTGAGACCACCAACTCCTGTTGCGATAGCACTAAGAATGTTTTGTATGGCATTATTAGGACTATTCAGAGTTTCTTTGATTTTATTTCTTGCTGCAAAAAATGCTGCTGCCTCAACTGGGTTTGCATTAGCACCACCCCAGTCAACACCATTACTAACATTCAAATCATTTGGGATTGGTAGTTTGACAAGACCAATAAATTTGGATAGATTGCTACCTCTTTTCAGTCCTCCTGCTAGAACGTTCCCGATCGCATTATTAGGACTATTCAGGAAATCTGCTTGAGGTGGTTTATATGTAAACCTTTCAATTCTAATATAGTCGTTACCTTCTTTTATTGCACCATCTTCGCTGTTACTGTATAGAGCATCTACTGGATATGAAAGGTTTACGATTTTATCAGCTTTAGCTGCTGGAATTGGCGTAGCGGGTGCATCTTCAACTTCGGTTGTATTGAGTTGAGCTGTTGTCTTTGCTCTACTGCCGATTGGAATGGGGGTTGACCCCAGCAGTGAGTTTACGAGTTGATCTCCATAGAAAGGGGTTGCTGGATCCGCCAAAGATCCTGCAAATCTTTTTAGATTTTGTATAGGTCTTCCTGATGCATCTAATTGCAAGAGATTGCCAAAACCTACTCTATCTAATGCTTGTTTGAGTTCCGGTAATCTTTTACTCTCATCTGCTGCTTGCGCCATGCTGTCAATGGCAGCAATATATCCATTCTTTGCAGAATTGGTCGCCATGACCTTTGTAAACTCTGCATCAGTTTTGCCTAAAACTGTATTATTAGTTATATTTTGCAGACTCAAGACCTGTGCAAAATTGTTATCGTTCATGTCCGCAGATAGCAGCATTCGATATTCGTTGCCATTTACGGTAACTTTTCGCTTCTTTCCATTGGTTGCAGTACATTTACTCTTATAAATGCAAGTAGAAACCTGTCGAGGAGCGTTACCAGAAGGATTTAGTATTGGATTGCGTGGTGCTGATGATGTCATATTCTAATCCTTATAAAATCCTTTTCGATACACCGTGGAGGGACTAATATCAATCTCAATAGCACCAAGGTCTCTAACAAATTGCTCAGAGTCGAGTGCTACTGCTTTACCCCACTCTTCCATCGAAATTTGAAGAAATGGACTATTTACATATGATTTTAGGTATTTATGATAACCCCTGAGACGTGTAAAGTCACTGCCTGAATCAATATATCGTATCAACGACTCTCTACTTGCTGGTGGATGATAATGTAAGTTGATTCCGTAGAAAATATTTCTACCTTCTCTTGCCACCACATAGCACAGAGGATTTCTGTCGTAGTATGGTAGTTTCAAGGCAGTTTTTGCCGTATAGTGAAACAATGAAATAGATCCTGGGGCAGGTTCACTCACTAAAGTAGAATTTGGGAATTCATCTCTATATTCCAAGTTCCTTCTCCGTCATGACTTGAAATTCCCACTTTCGGTCAGCACAAAATTCTTCTGCTGCTTTCCATTTTGCTAAATTCTTGGCATATTCTAGAGATTCGTAGATGTGCTTCTTGGTTCTCCTTTTTGTGGTTGGAGGAGCACATTGTTTAGCAGGTTTTACTTCAATAACCTTCTCTACTATCTGACCATGCACATTTTTATATTTGATGTAGAAGTCTGGAAAATATCTGCGAACTTTTCTTGTGGTCGGATCAAAGTATGGGATATGAAATTCTTCAGATGCCCATTGTAGGATTGACTCCTTTCTGTCACAATATACCATAAACTTACGCTCCCACAATGAGCGATAGATTATGTTCCTAGAATCCCCTTTATACTTTTTGGGATTTGATGGTCTATAGCGACCTTGATAGGACATACATAGTATAACGACCATAGTATATTTAGATAGGGATGGCAAAGCCCAGCGGATTAGACAGAGCAATTTTGACGACCAATGATATTATCAGTGGTTCCTCAAAAAATGGAGCGTTGAATCCTGCGTTCAACAATCAATATGATGTCTCTATCAATTTTGGAGATGGTGAAGGTGGAGCGTTGTTGTCATATGTCAAAAAATATGATAGGAATGGACGAGGTGATCCTGGTCAATTCTTAGCAATGCATTGTTCTGAGGCATTGTTGCCAGGTTCTCAGATTCAAACTTCTAAAGTTGATGGACTCCGCCAAGGATTGTCCCAAGACTATGCAATGTATCGTAGATATCCAGATATCAACTTGACTTGGTATACAACCCAAGATTATTTTACTAATGATGTTTTCAATGCTTGGATGGAGTTTATTTCCCCTATTCAAATCGGAACAAAACCCAAAGCAGATAAGAAAAGTCGGCAAAGTGCAAGAAATGCTGGTCGTAGATTGCAATACCCCAACAGTTACAAGTGTGGTATGCAGATTACTTCTATGTCAAGGGATGGTGGTAATCAGTTTATTACTTACCATATTGAAAGAGCATTCCCAACCAATATTATCGCCGCTCCTCTTGCATATGGCAAGGCAGAACTAATCAAGACTACAGTAACCTTCAAATACGAAAATTACTTTATTGAAACTCGTGGAGTTGGAACTGTCAAAGAATCTCCTATTCCATCAACAGGGGAAGAACCACCTGGCGAAGAATCACCGCCTGAACGTGATGGTAGTGCCATTGAACTTGTATCAGATGCTCTACGAGATCCAGTAGGAGCGATTGCAAACCTTGGATCTCGGTTTCTAACTGGTCAAAATCTCTTCTAAATAAAGTTACTGAATTGAATAATTATGCCATTACCAAAGGTCGTAGCGCCTACTTTTGAAGTTACTCTGCTTTCCACCGGCAAACCAGTCAAATATCGTCCGTTTCTTGTCAAGGAAGAAAAAGCACTTTTGATTGCTCTAGAAAGTGGTAATCAAAAAGACATTATTTCTACAGTAAAGGAAGTTTTGAAAGCATGTGTACTCTCACGTGTCAAAATTGAAACTTTGCCTAGTTTTGATCTTGAATATTTGTTTTTGAATATTCGGGGCAAATCTGTTGGAGAGACTGTTGATCTGTTGATTACTTGTGATGATGATCCTGAGACTCAGGTTCCTTTGCAGATTCATATGTCAGACATTGGTCTTGATGTACCTGATAACCACACAGATAAAATTGATCTTGGTGGAGGAATCGGTATTCAACTAAAGTATCCTTCCATGCATGAGTTTATGGAACAGAACTTTACTGTTGATACTACAGAAAAAGCAAAGATTGATGATGCTTTCAAAGCAGTTGCAAAGTGTGTAGATACTATCTACACAGAAGACGAAGCGTGGACATCATCAGATTGTACCCAGTCTGAAATTGTCAAGTTTATTGAGCAACTTAGTTCTCAGCAATTCAAAAAAATTGAAGAGTACTTTGAGACAATGCCTCGTTTGAAATATGAGGGTAGTGTCAAAAATCCTAACACAGGAGTAGAAACTAAAGTTGTTATTGAGGGTATGGCAAATTTTTTCGGATAATGATGTACCATACGACGATTGATGCACATATGGAAGTAAACTTTGCATTGTTGCAGCATCATCATTGGTCGCTAAGTGATATTGAAAGTCTTATACCATGGGAACGAGAGGTATATGTAAAATACCTGTCAAACTTCTTAGAAAAGCAAAAGTTAGAGATACAAAACGCTAATGGATAGCAACACCGTCACAGCAGTAACACCCTTACTTGCTCCTATACAGAGCGAGGTAAGTCGTGCACAAGAAACTGCTGA